CGTGGCCGCCGGGGACGCCGCCAGGGCCGCCGCCAGGGACGCCGCCGGGGCCGCCGCCGGGGCCGCCGCCGGGGACGCCGTCCTCGCCCGCTCTGCTGACATCGCGCTCGAAGTGCTCCGATCAATGGGAGCGCCGGGCGTCGCGCTCTGGGACACGGTCGTCGTGGAGGTGCGATCGTGACGCCGCTTGTGGTCGAGCTGGTCCGCGCCGCCGCCGCGCTGCTCTGCCTCGCCTCCTGGATCGCGGTGTTTCTCGGCACGCGGGCCGTCTGGGAGGCGCTGCGGTGATTGACACCACCCGCCGCATCATGATAAAGAGTGTGGCATGAAAACGACCAAGGCACCGCAGACGTGGATATCGTCGAGGACGTGTAAGAAGTGCGGGGCGACGTGGCTCCCCCGCGTGGCGCATCCGGTGCGGTGCCCGCGGTGCAAGGCGCCGCTACGATGATCCCAGACGCGATGAGTCCGACGATCCCGAACGCCTACGAGATTCGCTCGGTCGATCTGGCGCTACACTTTGCTCGACTGCACGACATCGGCGCGAAGAGCGGCGGGGGTCCACGTGGGGGCCAGCTCCCGTTGAAGTGCGTGGCGCGTCCCGCCGCCCGCGCCGATGCTGAGGAGGATGCGGAACAAGGAGGGGGACGCCCACGAGTGAAATCCTCCGTACCGGACTGCATCCCCGACCAACCGCCGCGATACGTCCGCAGCTACGGCGACGCGATCCGCGCGATGGATAACGACCAGATCGTCTGCGCGTGCCTGCTCATCATGGACCGTACCGACGCGCTGGACGACATGGAGGGCGAGCCGCTGTGCCCGGCGTGCCTGCAAGATGCGGTGGATACCCAACGCGACAGGAGAGAGGGACGATGACGACCGACGTGATCGAACGGCGAGAACGCGCCGATCTGGCGCGCCTGGACCCGCAGGCCCTGATCGCGCAGGCGATCCAATCAGGCTCGGGGATCGAGACGATGGAGCGCTTGGTCGCACTCGCCAAGGACGTGCGAGCGGTCCAAGCCCGCGAGGCGTGGTACGCAGCGATGGCCGAGTTCCAACGGAAATGTCCGGCGATCAAGAAGACGAAGACGGCGAAGATCGCGACGCAGCGCGCCTCGTACTCCTACAGCTATGCGCCGCTCGACGAGATTCTCTCCACGATTCAGCCGGTCATGGGGGACCTCGGCCTGTCCGTGTCGTGGCGCGGGCGGGTCGACGGCGACAAGGTGGTCCAGAATTGCCGCATCTCCCACACGCTCGGCCACCACGAGGAGTCGGGCGAGCTTGCCATGCCCGTTGCCATCGCCACTGACGACCGTGGCGCGAACCCGATGCAGCGCGTGGGGATCGCCACCACGTACGCCAAGCGGTACAGCCTGCTGAGTATCATCGGCATGGCGCCCGAGGACGACCCCGACGCGCAGCCCGCTGAGCGCCGTGAGCCCGAGGGCGGGCAGGGAGCGCCGGACGGACGCACGATCACGGAGCCGCAGCAAAAGCGGCTCCACGCCATCGCGGCGGGGACGAAGTGGACCGAGGAGCAGCTTCACACGCTGCTCTCCGGCTTCGGCATCATGTCGGGTTCGTCCAAGGACGTGCCGACGGCGAGCTACGAGGCGATCATCGAGCGGATCAAGGCGGGGCCACCGAAGTGAACGAGCTGCCGAGGGTGACCAAGATCCTCACCGCCGTCGGGCTTGGCCCCGACTTCTCCGGCGTGCCCGCCGCGACGTTGGAGGCTGGGCGCGTTCGCGGGACGGCCGTGCATGAGGCCATCGAGGCGTGCGTGTACGACTACCTGGACGAGTCCGCGCTGGCGCCTGACGTGCGCCCGCGTCTCGACGCCTATCGCCGCTTCGTCAAAGAATCGGGCTATCAGACGACGCACACCGAGATCGAGGTCGTCAACGTGGCGTGGCGCTACCGAGGGCACCCGGACAGCATCGGGTGGCTCGGGCTCACGCGCTGCCTCATTGATTGGAAAAACGCCGACGCCGTGCAACTGCGTGCGGCCGGGCCGCAACTCGCCGGCTACAGAGCCGCCTGGAATGAGCGGCACCCGACCGAGCCCGTCGAGGTGCTCCTGGTCGTGCAGCTCAAGAGCGACGGCACCTACCGCGCCCACGAAATCTCCGCGGCTGAGTACGAGCCCGTGTGGTTCGCGGCCGTGACTGTCTACCACGCGCAACAGGAGGATGCCGCATGAGTGCCTTGCCCGAAGAACTGGCCGTCGTCGAGAGGCAGGCCGTCGAGATCGCCGCCAAGATTCCCCTGATCGCGATCACCGATCAAACCAGTTTCGAGCTGGCGACCGAGGATCGCCGAGAGATCAAGCGACGACTGGCGCGGATCGCTGCGCTCATGGACGGCATGTGTGAGGACACGCACCGGGCATGGAAGACGGCGGTAGCGAAGCGCGAGTGGCTCCGGGCGCCGTTCGTGGACGCCGACAAGGCGTATGCGCGCGCGCAGGGCGCCTACGAAGCGGAGCAGACACGCATCCGGCAGGAAGCGGAGCGCGCCGCCCAGCGTGAGCGCGAACGCCTTGAGGCCGAAGAACGCCAGCGCGTCGCGGCCGAAGAGGCGCGACTTCGGCGCGAGGCTGAGGATCGGCGCCTCGCGCTGGCCGTCGAAGCCGAGCAGCGCGGTGACACCGACACCGCGACGAGGCTGGTCAATGCCCCGGCCGATGTCGTCGTGGTCCCGGCGCGGCCGGTGTTCGTGCCGGTCGCGCCGACGGCCCCGAAGCCTGCCGCGCCGGGCGTGAGCTTCCGCGACAACTACAGCGCCGAGGTCACGGACCTGATCGCGCTCGTCCAGTCCGTCGCGACGGGCGCCCAGCCGATCACGTTGCTCTTGCCGAACATGCCCGCGCTGAATCAGATGGCCCGCGCGCTCAAGGACGCGATGAGCATTCCCGGCGTGAAGGCCAAGAACGAGCGGATCGCAGCGCAACGCGCATGACCAATTCCGCCGCGCTCTGCCAGTACATGGAGGCGGCGAAGTGAGCGCCGTGACGACATGGGATGGCCGTCCGTCTCGTTACTGGCAGCACCGTACGCCGCTTCGGTGTCCGCAGCGTCACGTTATGGTCTGGCTCGGGTCCGCGTTCTGGCTCTGTTCGCCCTGTCACACGATCTATGTTCAAACCAAGGAGAGAAAAACATGTCGATCTCAGCCGAGCAGCTTGACAACTGGTTCACGTATCACAAGCCGACCGAAGGGCAGCCCGAGAAGTACGAGGCGATCCGGTCAGCGGCGCGCGTGTTCGCTGGCGTCATCGTGGACAACACGCCGTCGAGTGCCGATCAGACAGCCGCGATCCGTAAGATCCGTGAAGCCTCGATGACGGCCAACGCCTCGATTGCGTGCGACGGGCAGTAGTGACGCCCGCCACCCTCGAAGCAGCGGCGCTCGTCTACGGGATCGAGCACGATGCGCGGCGATGTATCTACTGGCTCGCGGCGGCGATTCTCACGGCGGCGGTCACGTTCTAGTGGACTACGGCGCGTTCCTCGCCAGCAAGCGGCGCGAATGGACCGGCGTCGGCATAGACCCCGGCCCGTTGCCCGATGGTCTGTTCCCCTTCCAAGCCGCGCTAACTCGATGGGCGCTCCGCAAGGGACGCGCCGCGCTCTGGGCCGATACCGGACTCGGGAAGACGCGCATGCAGGTCGCGTGGGCCGCACAGATTCCGGGTCGCGTGCTGATTCTCGCGCCGCTTGCCGTCGCGCCGCAGACCATCGCGGAAGCCGCGCGGATCGGCGTGCGCGTCGTGCCGCTCGGTCAGGATGGCCAGATCGAGATCACCAACTATGAGCAGCTCCACCACGTCGATCCGTCGCGCTATGCGGGTGTCGTCTCTGACGAATCCAGCATCCTCAAGACGTTCATGGGCGTAACGAAGCGGAAGCTGCTAACGATGTTTGCAGAGACGCGCTACCGGCTTGCCTGCACTGCGACGCCAGCGCCGAACGATCACCTGGAACTCGGCAACCACGCCGCGTTCCTCGGGATCATGCCCGCAAACGAAATGATCTCGCGCTGGTTCATTAACGATCCGATGGAGGCGGGGAATTATCGCCTCAAGGCGCACGGCGCGCGGGACTTCTGGCGCTGGGTGGCGAGTTGGGCGATGTCGCTCGGCGTGCCCTCCGATCTCGGGTTCGAGGATGACGGGTTCATCCTGCCGCCACTGGACGTGCGGCAGCACTCGGCGGGCTACGTCGAGGTGGGGCCGAGCGCGGGGCTGCTGTTCGCCGACATGCTCTCCGCGACAAATCTCCACGAGACGATGCGGGCGTCGTCGCACAAGCGCGCCGAGATCGCCGCCGCGATCATTGCCGCCGAGCCCGACGAGCCGTGGCTGATCTGGTGCCACACGGACTACGACGCCGACGCGCTGCGCGCGGTGGTGCCCGATCTGACCGAGGTGCGCGGGTCCGATCCGACGGCCACGAAGGAACGTCGGCTCACGGACTTCTCCGAGGGGCGAGCGCGTGTTCTGCTGACCAAGCCGCGCATCGCCGGATTCGGGATGAACTGGCAGCACTGCGCGCGGATCGTGTTTCTCGGGCTCTCGTACTCCTACGAGCAGTTTTATCAGGCGGTGCGACGGTGCTGGCGTTTCGGGCAGACGCGGCCTGTCATCGCGCACGTCATCAGCGCGGAGAACGAGTACGGCGTGCTCGAAGTCCTACAACGCAAGCAAGCCGCTCACGAATCATTGAAGCGCGAAATGATCGCCGCGGCCCGGGAGGATTCGATGCGCGAACTGGGCGCCCGCAAGGGCCTCGTGGAAGAGATCGACGAATATGCCGAGCGCGGCCACGACTGGACGCTCTGGCGCGGTGATGCCGTGCGGACACTGACGCGCGTCCAGGATGAGAGCGTTGGCCTGTCCGTATTCTCTCCCCCGTTCTCCAATCTCTACATCTACTCGGACGCGCTGGCCGACATGGGCAACGCGGCGAATCACGACGAGTTCTTCGAGCACTTCGGGTATCTCGCGGACGAGCTGCTGCGCGTCACCATCACCGGCCGCGTCTGCGCGATCCACTGCAAGGACCTTCCGCTCTACAAGGGGCGCGACGGGGCGGCCGGGCTCTATGACTTCCCGGGTCAGATCATCCGCACGATGAGCGACCACGGATGGACCTTCCACTCCCGCGTGACGATCTGGAAGGACCCCGTGATCGAGATGCAGCGGACGAAGAATCACGGCCTGCTGTACAAGCAATTACGCAAGGATTCGTCTGCATCCCGACAGGGCATGGCCGACTACGTGATCGCGTTCCGCAAGTGGGGCGAGGGACTCGGCGACGCTCCCGTGACGCACACGCACGAGGAATTCCCGCTCGACCGCTGGCAGGCGTGGGCGTCACCGATCTGGACCGACATCCGGCAGACGAACGTCCTGCAGTATCGCGATGCGAGGAGCGACGAAGACGAGCGGCACATCTGCCCGCTCCAGCTCGACGTGATCGAGCGGTGCGTGCGTCTCTGGAGCAATCCCGGCGACACGATCCTCAGTCCGTTCGCGGGGATCGGGAGCGAGGGCTACGTGGCGCTCAAGCACGGGCGCAAATTCGTCGGCGTGGAGTTGAAACCGGAATACTTCGCCGCTGCCGTGACCAACCTGCGGCGCGCGGGAGATGCGTCACAGCCGCCGCTGTTTGCTGAGGAAGCGCGATGACCTGTCCCCGACCCTTCTGCACCGCCCTGGTCCGGGAGAACGTCAGCGAGTCAAAGGCGTTCACCGTGTACGGGATCGAGCGCCGGAGCTTCGTGTGCCTGGATCACGGGTCCTTTTACTGGCCGCCGCCGCCACGCGATCTCGTCATCACGCGCAACGAGCGGACGCAGGGGCTGATCGCGTCGCGGCGCGAGCGTCGGCTGATGCGGGCGGGATCGTGAGTGACAGGCCGACCTTCCTCTCCCTGTTTGCTGGCGTCGGGGGCTTCGACCTCGGCCTCGAGCGCGCCGGCTTCCGCTGCGTCGGACAAGTCGAGATCGACGCCAGCGCCACCCGTGTCCTTGGGCGGCGATGGCCCGGAGTCCCGCGATGGAGTGACGTGCGAAGCGTTTCAGTGGCACCTGGACATCGGGACGATAGAACTGCATCCCTACTCGCCCGCGCTGGACTTGATGGTGCCAGCCGTCTTGATCTCCTCTGCGGTGGATTCCCCTGTCAAGACCTCAGCGTCGCCGGCAAGCGCGCCGGACTCGGGGGCGCCCGCTCCGGGCTCTTCTGGGAGATCGTCCGCATCGCCAAAAATCTCAAGCCGACGTGGGGCCTCTTCGAGAATGTTCCAGGGCTCCTTAGCTCCCACGGGGGGCGGGACATGGGGCTCGTCCTCGAAGGACTACGGGAGTGCTGGCCTGCTGTCGGCTACCGGGTTCTGGACAGCCGCTATTTCGGAGTCGCCCAACGTCGAAGACGTGTGTTCTTTATCTGCGGTCCTGATGAAGCGCGCGTTGCCCAAGTACTCTTTGAGCCCGAAGGCGGCGGCGGGCATCCTGCGGCGGGCCGCGAAGCGGGGGCGTGCGTTGCCGCCCGCACTGATGATGGCTCTGACGCAACGTGCTTCAACCTTCGCGGACGAGACGAAGGCGCGCGACTCGAAATGAGCGACGTTGCGAGTGTCCGCGCCGCGTCTGGCGGATCATCGAGATCGTACGTCGCGGCAACACTCAGCGCAGGCGCTCACCGCCCTGGCGTCAACGATCCTGGACGACAGACCGAGGCCGCCGCGAATCTCGTCGTCTCAGGTCCGCTCGGTGGTGGTAACAACGGGATTGGCCGACGGAGCGAGGACGATCCGAATCTCGTCTTGAGTCACGCACTCAGAGCGCAGGGGCAGCTTGCGCACCGGGAAGATGTAGACACCTACGTCGTCGCGGACACGCTCACCGCGCCCGACACGAACGCGAAGCCGATCAACGGCAAGCGGCAGGACGGAAGCCGCTCGGACAAGAGTCCTCTCGTGCTCACGCACGCCCTGACCAGCATGGCCGTCCGTCGCCTCACGCCCGTCGAGTGCGAGCGCCTCCAAGGCTTCCCTGACGGCTGGACGTGCCTCTGCCAGCCGCTCGAAGCGTACGCGGACGATCCCGAGAGCGCCGCAGAGCGCTGCACCTGCCCAGACAGTCCTCGATATCGGCAGATGGGGAACGCGGTCACGGTGTCCGTCGTGGAGTGGATCGGGCACCGGCTCCTGATCCAGTCGCGGCGGCTGCGCAAGATGGAGAGGGCGAACGTATGACCTCGACCACGGTCCCGCACGAGGATCGGTGTCCGACGAGGTTCGAGCGGAGCACGGCAGGCCGGCGGTACGTGAATGCGCGGTGGCAGTGTCCGCGCAAGAAACTCCGTGGCCTGCCGTACTGCGGCTATTGCGAGCCGTGGGACAAGAAACGAGATCGCTTAGCTGCGCGCAAGATGGAGAGGGATGGGGCGTGAAGGTTCCGATCCGCGTTCAGCGCACGCGCATTCTACAGGAGCCGACATATATGCCCGAGAGGATTCAGAGGAGAAGGGTTAAGGGCTGGCGACTGCCACCGAATACGGTTGTGGTCAGTCGGCCCTCGAAGTGGGGGAATCCGTTTCACACACACGGCGACGGCGTGTCGATGGCCCCGAGCCTCGCAGTAAGCGCGTTTCGAGCGCAATTCTTCGGGCCGCGCGCAGATGGAGCGTTCTTTCCGAACGATCATCCGCGCTTTCGGACCTATCGAGGTAAGCGCCAGATGGAGGTCCGCGAGTTGACGACGGTCGAGGACATCAGGCGCGAGCTGCGCGGCAAGAACCTCGCGTGCTGGTGCCCACTCGAGGATGAGAACGGCAACCGCGTCCCGTGTCACGCGGACGTGTTGCTTGAGATCGCGAACGCAGGAGAGGGGACGTGACCCTCACGCTCTCGGAGGCGGCGATCCTGGCCCGGCGCGGCCCCGGAGCGGGCTCAGGCGGTGCGATCCCCTGTCGGGAAGGGTGGCACGATGGGGCGCTCACCGTGTTCGTCCCTGGGCGCCCCACGCACTACAAGGGCAAGGGGCACCGCTACACGGTCTCGAAGCACACGAAGGACTGGCGGGAGCGGACGGCGACGCACCTGTTGCGGTTCCTGACGCCATCCAATCGCGGCGTCCCGGTGTTCTATCCGGCCGACCCCAAGCGCATCACGTTCACGGTGTACTCGCGCAACGCCTTCGATGACGACAACCTCGCGTTCGTGTGTTCCGGCTGCCGGGATGGAGTGAAGGACATGCGCGTGATCCAAGACGACCGTAAGAGCGCGGGCCACACCTTCGTCTACAACAACGTGGCGACGCGCGCAGTCGGCGCCGTGCTCGGGATCGCACTGCGGATCGAGCTGGCGGAATGCGCGCCGGCTCTCGGATGACCCGCAAGGAAGACGCGTGACCACGCTCCACGTCTACACGGCGGACCACCAGCCGGCGACGCGGTATCGGGTCGATCTCGGTGGCCTGGAGTCTGTGCGCAGGAAGAAGAAGCGCTATCTCCGGATCAGCCAGCCGCCGCGTTCGACCGTTTTAACCTCGTGTTGCCGCAAGTTCCGCGCCGCCGCCAACTGCACGGTCCAGGTTTTCTACGACGACGTGCGGTATTGGTGCCGACACGGGGTCGGATGCCGAGTGCCATCGCGTCGTCGCCGGGTCACGCGCCGGGTCCTGCTGCGCGAGTTCGCGTCGGGCAAGTCGGTGCGGTCCCTCGCGCGGACGTATGGACAGCCGCGGGTCGAGATCGAGCGGCGGCTGCGGGGCTGATGGGGCTGACGCCGTGGCAGATCGGTGTGCACTGCTGCGGCGCGGGCTGCTCGCGTACGAGAGGGACAGATGGACCATCACGGCCAAGGGGCTCGCTGCGTTTGACCATGTGCAGCGTGCGGTGACTGGAAGCCGGGAGCGATGAACGGATGAAGGAGGGGCCACGTGGCTAACGATTACTGTCGGTCCTGCGACGCGAATGACGTGGAGGTATGCGAACGCTGCGGGTTATGTGAGGACTGCCACTCTCACCCGATGGAGGTGGAACGTCATGGCTGAGCCCGTGGACACGGCGCGGCTGCGGGGGTTGCCTCGATACAACTGCGACTGTCTCCCGGCGGGTCAGGATGGGCAACCGTCCGACGACGCCGATGCGATCTACTGCGAGAGATGGGTCGTGCTGGCGGCTGACCTGGATGCTGTTCTCCCGGCCCTTCTCGCCGAGGTGGAGGCGCTGCGCCGAGTTCTGCGCAACGCGAGCGACGCGATGGAGTGGGCGCTCAATCATCTTGACCGCGGTGACGACGTGCTGGAGGTCAGCGACGCGTCTGAGTACATCACCGCTGCCAAGGAAAAGAGGAGCCTCGTGCGCCGCTATCTCAGCCATGACTGACCCGACGTCCGAGGTGGTGGAGGGGGCGCGAGAGATTGCCGCGGCGTACACCGATGCGCTGCGGCTCATGCCGAGCAGTCTGACGGTCGAGGACGGGGCGGCGCTCGCGGGGCACATCGCCCGCTTCGCCGAGTCCGTGGCGGCGGACGCGAGAGAAAGCGCCGCATACTGGCGCGCGGCCTACGACGTCATGGCCGACGATCTCAGAACAGCCCAGGCCCGCACCCGCGAGGTCGAGGCGCTGATGGCGACGACGACGGTGGCGTCCCTCGCCACGACGACGACCACGACGGGAGATATATCCCGCGCAGGAGAGATGAGATGAAGGAGTTCCTAGCGCCGACGAAACACCGCGTGTCGCTACGACGGGAGGCGCGCGAGGACGGTCTGAGCGCGGAGGCGTGGTCGTACAACTCGAAGGGTTCGCGCGAAATCTTCGTGCGGATCGTCAACGCGAACGGGCATCTCGTCTCCACCACCTCGGGCGTCACGGTGCGACTGCGCGTCCGCCATGCCCGCTGACCCGACGCCCGCGGTGCGGGAGCGGGCGAACGAGATCGTTCGCCTTGGATGGTGCGCGCGGTGTCACTCGACGTTTGGACAACATGTTATCCACCGGACTCCCCACAACTACGAGCCTGATGTCTCCGAGCCTATGGCCGCCTTCGCCGAAGCGTGGGCGGAGGCGAGGGTTACGATCACAACGATGCAAGGTGAACGCGCGAATCTCCACGCCCGCACCCGCGAGGTCGAGGCGGACCTGCGGCGCGAGGAAACGGCGCGGCGGCTGGCGGAATCCGAGGTCGAGCAGGCGGCGATCCGTGAGGCGATGCTCCAGGCGCACATCGCGCAACTTGAAGCGCAACTCGCGACGATCGTCACGACGAGCGGGAGCACCAACGAGGAGCGCCTGCCCACCCTGCGGCTATCGCCGGGGATCGCGCACGTCCAGGACATCGAACACGAGGAGCCGAGATGACCAGCAAGCGCCCCGTTTCCATCCACTGTTTCCTGGGTATGATCGTCGCGGTCCTCTTCGCGGTCTTCGTGTCGCACCGCCCTAAGCCGAGATAATGCGCTTCGACGCCGACGATCTCTGGACGCGGGGCCTCCGCTACACGCGGCGGGCAATCCTGCCGATCGCTCAGCGACGGGCCCGGCGCACCTTGGACCGGCTCCTGCCGTCGTGGGTCCTCGCGCCGCAGTGGGGCGCGTTCTCCCCGGATGCGCTCGACCTACTCTACCTCTACCGGCTGACGTGGCGGCTTCGGCCTCGAGTGATCGTGGAGTACGGCAGCGGCTACTCCACGGCCGTGTTCGCCGCGGCGCTCATGGCGAACGGCTGTGGCCATCTCTATAGCGTGGAGTCGGCGCCGCAGTGGGCTGAGGAGACGATGCGCCAACTGCCGCGCACCGCGCCGGTCACGATGGTCATTCGTAAGCCAGTTCAAGACTCGAATGGTTGGCACTTCGGGTGGTTAGCCCCGAGCCCACCCGATCTGCTCTACGTGGACGGACCGCCCACCACGACCGAGGCTCCGCTGACCTACGACGCGGTGGACGAGGCCGCGCGAATGGCTCCCGGCTCCGTCATTGTCGTGGATGGACGCGAGGCCATGCTGACCTACCTGCGCCACCCCGCGTGGACGACGACCTACCACTGGCTCCGCTGGAACGGGACGATGACGAGGAAGAGCACCAAGCGCGCGGGCGTCAGGGTCCCTCCATCACGCCCTTGATCGCGCCGAAGATGCCGCCGACGACCGCACCGGCCACGGCCCCAAGCGGCGGCGTGACGATCGCGCCGGGGAGGATCGCACCGCCGAGGGCTCCGAGCGCGGCCCATTCCTTCACGGACGACCAGAAGCCCGCGCCCTTCGCCTCCTTGGCGATCCGCTCGGCGCGGTCCTTGTAAGCGTCCCGCTCCTCTTCCGCCAGCCCGCGCAGCGTCCGCTCCTTCTCGATGATCTTCTCGTCGAGCTGGGCGAGCGTTTCATAGCGGCCGATCTGGGCCTTGAGCGCTGCGACCTCTTCCGCTAGCGCGTCACGTTCGGCCACGAGATCGGGCACGCGCTCGGCCTGCGGGAGCACGCGGGCGGCGTCGGCCAGTGGCATCTCGACCGTGAACGACTCTTGCGCGAAGGCGGGGGAGACAGATAAAAGCAATAGAGCGAGCACCGTGCCCGCCGTGTGGCCTCGGTTGGTCATGGCGCGGATGGCCGCCACACACCGGCCCCGCCCGTGATCGCTTGTCTCATGGGAATTCACTCCTTACCGCTGCACCGGCACCGGGTAGCACTTCACGCGCACCTTGAGCCGCGCCGCGCTCTCGAGGAGCGTCGAGCAGTCGGGATGCGCGGCGATTTCGTCGGCGACCTGCGCGCCCCTCGCGGTCACCGTCCAGCGCTCGGCCGACGTCGCCGCCAGCGCCGCGAGTGGAGCCACCTGTCGCGCGATCTCCGCTTTCATCGCGGACTGGCTCGCGTAGTCGGCGGGCAGGCTCGCGGCGATGGGCGCGGCCTTGGCCTCGATGGCGCCGATGGCGTTCTGGAACTGAGCATCCCGAGCCGCCTCCGCTGCGCTCCGGTAGCTGGCGATCTCCATCCGCTGCCAGATGAACACGGCGGCCACGAGCAGGCCGAGCCAGATGACGCCGGGGATGTTGCGGAGCGCGGTAATCACGCGCTATCGCGTTCCGACTTCTCGAAATTCGTCAGCGGCGGCTGGTAGTCCATGAGGTCAGCGATCTCGCGGAGTTGATCGCGCGTCGCAAACGCCAGGACCCACGACTCCCCCGCTGCGGTGTGGAACACGGCGTCGATCCGGTTGGCTTTGCGGGTCACAGCCGATCCTTGAGTCTCCCGATCTCGTCCTTGAGGAACGTGATCGCGCGGGCCTTGAAGATCGCCATCACGAGGAGTCCCGAGACAAACGCGATGAGTGCGGTCCAGATATAGCTCATGGATTCTCCTTCGGGATGCAGCGGCTGAGATCATAGCGCACGACGCCCTCGGCTTCGGTCAACAGCTTCTTGCGCGTCGCGCGCCGCGCCAGCTCGCACGCCTCTTTGCTCCTCGCTTCCGTCGTGATCGTGATGCCGCCGAACAGCGCCAGCGCCAGCGTGAAGGTGTGCGGCACGTCGCGGGGTAGCTCTTGGGCGAGAGCACTGCTTGGCATGAGGAGCCTCACCAGGAGAAGGGGCACCAGGAGAAGGGCACTTGAGGCGTAGGCGTTCATCGGCTGCTCCCGGAGAGCGGCGCCCAGAACCACAGGACCGGCCGCAGGACATACGCGAAGTAGAGCAAGTAGACCGGCAAGAGGATGATCCCGAGCCCGATCCAAATCTCGACGGGCACGCCCCGGAGCCAGCGCCTCATGCCGAGTCCCGCACGACGATGGCGATGGGATGCGCGGTGTCGAGGCGGGCCATCAGTGCAATCAGTCCGGCCCGGCTTTGCGTGAGCGTCGCGTACGCGCGATCCAGGCCGACCGCGATGCAGCCCTCAAGTGTATCCGTTGGCGCCATGCCGGAGCCACGGATAGCCGGGTTCACCGCGCCGGATGAGCCGTGGCCGGACGACCCGGTGGTGGAAGCGCACCGCCCA